GATCATCAAGAACAATCGAAGTTGTAACAATTGAGCAAAACGAAGACCTATACGACTTTCACAAATTATGGCATGATGAAATTATAACAGACTACGCCGTAACTAAAAAAGAACGGCGAGCATCAAGCCTATGGAACCTAATCGGAGTAAACCATAATGAGTGAAAACAATAGCGGCGGAATGAACAGACAAACAGCATCAGCAAGACGCGCTGGAGCTGCAAGACTTGCAGCATACAACGCAGGCCAATCCGACGCACCATTTTGAGGTAAAATATGCCACCTAAGCCTCGCATATTGTCAGATGATGAAATTGCGCTTGTCAGTAAGCTGGCAGGCGTTTTGACCTATGAACAACTTGCAGACCTATTCGGCATTGCACAGCGAACATTCGACAACATCCGAGATCGACAGCCAGAGGTTAATGCGGCATATAAAAGGGGCCGCGCCGAGATCATCGGCAAAGTAGCTGAAAGCCTTGTGCAAGACGCTCTGGATGGAGACACCACGTCGCGCATCTTTTTTCTAAAAACCCAAGCTGGCTGGAGAGAGACCGCCAAGATTGACCACACCAGTAGCGACGGCAGCATGTCACCGCAAAAGCCGGTAGACCTAAGCAATGCGCCGCAGGAAGTTTTGGATTGGATAATTGCCCAAGACCTTGGCGATGCTGATAACGCCTGAACTCAAGATAGAGGCTGAAAGGCAATCGTGCCGAAGGTCTCTGGCGTACTTCGTTAGGCAGGCATGGCCTAACATCATTCCAGATCATCTAGTCTGGAATTGGCATATGGATGCCGTATGCGAACACCTACAGGCATTGGCTGAAAATCGCATTCCGAGCAATCGCCTGCTTATCAACATTCCGCCCGGTACATCAAAATCAACGCTTGTCGGCATCATGTACACCGCATGGCTATGGGGGCCGTATGGGCAACCGTGGCACCGCTTCATCGGCGCAGCGCACGAGCAGGGGCTTGCGGTCAGAGACAACCGCCTAACGCGCGAACTGGTGGCATCCGAATGGTATCAACGCCTATGGCCTATCTCTTTTCAAGGCGACCAGAACGAAAAGCTATATTTCGAGAACACCAGTCGCGGCTTTCGGCAGGCTTGCGCCATCGCCAGCATGACAGGCCGTCGCGGTCACACAATCAGCATTGACGATCCGCTTTCACCGGAAAAGGCATATTCCGATGCGGCGCGACAAACAGCCATCAGGGTTATATCCGAAACAATACCCACCCGCCTAAACGACCCGGCAACATCCGCAATCGTGATGGTCATGCAACGCTTACATGAGCAAGACCCGGCAGGCTATGTTCTGGCAGAGCGGCTTGGGTACGATCATCTTTGCATTCCGATGGAGTACGAAGGGCCGCGCGAACCCACGTCAATTGGATGGACCGACCCGCGCACCGAAGTGGGCGAATTGCTGTTTCCCGACAGGTTTCCGCAATCGGTCATCGACCGCGACAAAAGGGCGATGGGCAGCTACGCTTGGGCTGGTCAGATGCAACAGCGTCCGGCACCGGCTGGCGGAGGCGTGTTCAAAGCAGACTGGTGGCGTTTCGCCGACATCGCGCCGCGCATAGAATGGCGTTCGATATACGCAGATACCGCGCAAAAGACAAAGCAAGAAAACGATTTTTCGGTTCTTCAGTGCTGGGGGAAATCACAAGATGGGCAAGCGGTTCTTTTGGACATGGTTCGGGGCAAGTGGGAAGCGCCTGAACTGTTGGAAATGTCGCGGGCCTTTTGGCGAAAGCACGCAACGACGACGGGCATGGGGACGTTGCGAGACTTCAAGGTTGAAGACAAGGTAAGCGGCACAGGGCTGATCCAAACGCTCAGGCGCGAGGGTATCCCGATCACACCAATCCAAAGAAACACTGACAAAATAACGCGGGCTTATGACGCCGCTCCGATCATCGAGAGTGGAAACGTTGTCTTGTTGCGAGATTTAGCGTATCTTTCCGACATGCTGGCCGAGGCCAGTGCGTTCCCTAGAGGGGCGCATGATGACACGCTTGACCCGATGATGGATGCATTAATGGATATTTGCCACGGGTCGGATCAAGTTTTCGGAGTTCTCTAATGGCGCTATGGCCTTTTAAAAAACAAATAGAAGAAAAAGCGCATCCGGCTGGAAGCGCATTAATGATTGGCGGCGGGCCTTCATGGGCGCGCAAAGATAAAGCGCAGTCATACATTACCGAAGGCTATCAGCTTAACGTGATCGTCTATCGAGCGGTAAACGAGATCGTAAGAGGCGCGGCGTCAATTCAAATCGAATTATACAATGGCGACACTCTTGTTGATCAACATCCGGTCCTAGACTTGTTGGCGAACCCGCACCCCGGCGCAACGTATCAGTCATGGCTTGCCGAAATGCTGATTAACCGGATGCTCATGGGTGAAATGGCAGCGACAGCCGACAACCCCCGTCAGCCAGCGGAAATATGGCCGCTATTGCCGCTCAATATTGGGATCGTTCCGGGCGCGTCCGGCATCCCCCGGCAATACATCTACGAGATCAACAACCGAAAAACCACGTTCGAGGTTGACCAGATCACCGGCGCGTCTGACATGCTATTCGTCAAGACGTACAACCCCGGCGACTATTGGCGCGGGCAATCGCCGCTCATGGCCGCTGCAATCGCTGGCGACACGCATAACGCCGGGATGCGTTGGAACTATTCCCTGCTTAAAAATAGCGCGCGCCCGTCCGGTCTTATTAGGTTCAAAGGCGGTTATCCGTCTGGCGAAAAGATTGCGCGTATGAGGGAGTATTTCAAAGCCAAGATGCAGGGGGCAGACAACGCTGGCGAAATCCCCATGCTGGCCGATGATGCCGAATGGCAGGCGCTTTCACAAACCGCGCGGGATATGGACTTTTCAAACACCATGCGCGAGACCGCCAAATACGTCGCGGCTGCGCTGGGCGTTCCCCTGCCTTTGATCGACAACGACGCCAGCACGTTCAACAATCTCGAACAGGCTAAGGAACGGCTCTACACAGATACCGTAATCCCAATCATGCGCGAGGTTCTGGCAGCACTCAATAACTGGCTCCTGCCGCGCTACGGCGAAGGGCTGGAGTTACGTCTTGATCTGGACACTATCCCGGCGCTTGAGGCGCTAAGGGAACGCATGTTCAATCGCGCAGTGACAGCCTACCGCGAAGGCGTCCTGACGCTACAGGAATCGCGTGTTCTCATGGGATATGAACCGGAAGCCGATGGGGATTTTAAGCCATCACAAGGCAGCGGCATGTTTGACGTTCCGGCGGACGATATAAAGGCGCTGGCCTACGGTCTGGATCATGGCTAAACCCGCATTCATTCGCCACAGTCCAGAGCGAGAGGCGGCAATACAGCGTCGATTGCTGGACGTGGCAGAGGCCAATTTTCGCCGCAAGCTGGCAAAGGTTATCCGAAACGAAAGCGAGCAGCTTGTAGCTAAGTACCGAGAACTAGGCTATGTGCCAGCGCCAACCGATGACGACTTTCGCGCGTTCAAAGACGTGTATCTGGAAATAGGGCAATCCACCGCACGGGCATTCGGGTCGCGGATTGTATCGCAGGGCAAGGCGGCGGGCCTGATACTGGAAACCAAGGTCAGCTTTACGGACTTGTTTTTATCGCTGGCAACTCAGTGGGTAAACCTTGAGGCGATACGGCGTCGCATCACCAGCGTCACCGAGACCACGCGAGAGCGGATCGTGCGACAGGTCGCAGCGGGGCAGGACGAAGGTCTAGGCGTTGATGCTATCGCCAAGCGGATTAACAAAGCCGTGCCGAAGATCAGCCGCACCCGTGGCGCGTTGATTGCGAGGACCGAGACGCACGGCGCGGCTAACTACGCCATGCACGAGACCGCCAAGACAACGGGCCTTGATCTGGTCAAGGAATGGGTATCTGTTGAGGACGCCCGAACGCGCAGCTTTGGCGATGATGCAGAATACAACCATGTAACGATGAGCGGACAGCAGCGCGAAATGGACGAGCCGTTTGCAATGCCTTGGTCCGGTGGCGATGATCTGGCGATCATGTATCCGGGGCAGGCTGGATTGCCTGGCGCGGCGACTATCAATTGCAGATGTGCCGTGATCCATAGGGTTAGAGGTTTTTGACCGGACAAAACAAACGTTGCAATCTCTGAAAGCCTTTTTGTCTTGAGTGTTCTGCGAAAACACATTAAACCGTAAGAGCATCTTGATTACCTCCCCTACTAGGCCGCCTTCGGGCGGTCTTTTTTTGTGCTAACTCCAACTCTTTGCAAGTTAGCAAATACGTGCTATACAATCTGCAAAGGCCGTCGTGAGACGCCCGAAGCCCATGGATGGATCATTAAATGTTGCAATTCATCGCACGCAAAGATGGCGGCGAACCGCTTGAAATAAAGATGGCGACCCTTGAACTTAAAGTTGAGGGCAAAAGCGACGATTACCTTACAATTTCTGGATATGGCTCTGTCTTTGGCAACATCGACAAAGGCAATGATGTTGTCATGCCCGGCGCATTCAAGGCGTGCATTGCCAGCGGTCGCAAACCTAAAATGCTTTGGAACCACGATCCATCTCAGCCAATCGGCGCTTGGGATGAAATGGGTGAAGATGAAAACGGCCTATTTATCAAAGGCCGAGTAAGCCGACGCGGTAAAGCGGGCGAAATCGCCGACTTGGTCGAGATGGGCGGCATCGAAGGTCTCAGCATCGGATATCGTACTCAAGAGTACGAGATGGACACCGAAAAAGACATTCGCAGGCTTACCAAGCTGGACCTCTGGGAAACCAGCATTGTCACATTCCCTATGAACGAAATGGCTGGCATCTACGCGATGAAAGCCGAGGATATTACGCAGCGCCACATTGAGCGCGCGTTTAAGGATATGGGCCACTCAAATCGCATGGCTAAAGCTATGGCGGGTGGCGCATGGAAGGCACGGTCTGATGTTCTGCGAGACGCAGACAACGCGACCGATCCCGAGAATGTTCAGCGAGACGTTGACGAACTCAAAGCACTTTTGACTGAAACCTTGTCAAATATGGAGGCTCATTAAATGACCGACCTGACAGAAATCAAAGGGCTTGTTGAAAAAATCAACCCGACCCTCGTTGAACTTCGTTCCGAAGTGGACGCTTTGAAAGCATCCGCGCCAAAGGACGTTATTACAGAAGAAAAGCACAACCGCATGGTTGAGGAAATCACGAAAAACGTGGAAGCCTTGAACACCAAGCAAGCCAAACTTGAAGCCGCGATGAACCGACCAAACGGCGGCGAAAGCAAAGGCATGGACGCTGATCTTGAGCAAAAGCACCGAGATGCGTTTAAGCAATACATGTCAAACGGCACTTTGCCAGAAGGCTTCAAAGCCGGTTCCGAGGGCATCGAGATCAAGGGCATGTCAACAGACGTGAACCCAGATGGCGGTTACCTGGTTCGCCCAGAGCTTTCAACTATGGTAATTGACCGCGTATTTGAAACGTCTCCCGTTCGCCAAGTTGCCAACGTGGAGCGCACCGGCGCAAAGAGCATCGACATTCTGATCGACGATCAGGAAGCCACCGCTCGCTGGGTTGGTGAAGGTGCATCCAGTGGCCAGACTGACACGCCTCAGCTTGCTCAGAAGGTTATCACCGCGCACAAGATCGAATCTGACCCGCGCATGACCACCGAGATGATTGAGGACAGCTATCTTGACGTTGA